GCGGGTTCGAATCCCGCCGCCCTCTCTATATTATGAATACACTCATGCTCGATTTAGTGGCTCGACTATTAGCATTGCTTGCGATTGCGGTATTGGTCATTCACGCATTACGGGAGGCGTCATGAGTTTTTCACACATATCCGAATTGTTCACAGTTGATCGATCGGGGTGTTGGATTCCGAAACCTGGAGTTCAAGCGTGGCAAGTTAATCTACGCTATGTATGGGAAGAGTACTGTTCAGGGATTTTTCCGGGCGGACGTGCCACGAATACATGCGGGAATCCGAAGTGTATCAACGTCAGGCATATGGAGTTTCAGACGTGGCGCTTTGTGCATTTTACCGTGCGTAATGGCGAATGGGAGCACACTACGGTTTCCGGATTGCATGATCTTCCGCCCGGGTTCAAGTTGGTAAAGGAAGGATGACTATGGAGTATTACGATGGCGACGAATGCATGCGCTTTATCGAAAATTGCGGAATTGGCGATGAGTTCAGTCTGGCGTCTGCGGTAAAGTATCTTTGGAGGCTAGGGCGCAAGCATGAAAATCCTGCGGAAGATCTCAAGAAAGCATTGTGGTATCTTGAAAGAGTAAGTGACGAATGTGTGATTTACACATTTCCGAAAACCATCGGATTCCACATTACGGAAAAATGTGAACGGCTGAGTGCACGCTACTTTTCAGAGGAGATTCTAGATTTGCTCCGACGCATTCAACGGCTCGCAATGTCCATAGCTAAGGGTACGATCTAATGAAAGTTCAATCGTGGACGTATGTAGACACGCCCGAAAAATACCGCGAAATGATGCGGTTCATGACGTCTTCGCGTGACGAAAAGGAATGGGACACGGAAACGAATGGGACCGATTGGCGCGTGCATCAAATTTGCGGGTTCGGATGGGGCATGCACGATAGGGAGTTCTACGTTCCGATTCGCCATGCGGTAGGCTTCAATTTCGACCCTAAGGTTCTTTCGGAGGACATTTTTCCAGCGTTGGGCGGAGGCGTACAAGTCCTGCACCATGCGTCATTCGATTTTAAGATGGCGTATAAGGACGGGTTCGAGCTTCCGAAGCATGGTGAGTTATGGGATACCATTCTAGCGGCGCTCCTGTGCAATGAAAACGAATATTCCTTCAAAATGGAGGACTTGACGGAAAAGTACATTGCGCCGGGGATGGGTAATCCGGAGGAAAAGCTAATAGACATTATCGTTGGTCGGTTCGGCGGGAGTCGAAAGGATGCCAAAGGTAAGCTTTGGAAATTGGAAGGTGGTGAGGTTGCCGAGTACGCGTGCCAGGATATTCGGAGCACCCGCGCTTTTAAGCAGTTCTACGCTAAAGAATTGGATCGGCAGGAAATGCGGAATGTCCATATTGGCACATGCGATTATCATATCGCAGTATGCCGAATGGAGCTTAGAGGACTGCAGATCTCATTGTCAGAGTTGCATAAGCGTCAGGAACGTGCGCTGATTCAAGCGCAAGTTTTGGAGCATAGTTTGCGGCAGGAAGCCGCTAAGGATGGGTTTCCTCGAATCAATCTCAATAGCCCAACCCAGCTAAAAAAGTGGCTTCAAATCGAGTCTACGAATAAACATACACTGCGAAAGAATATCGCGAGTGTGAAGTGTGCAGACACGATTCTCGAGTTTCGCAAGTGGGAAAAAGCGGATAGTACGTATTTTACGCCCTACAAAAACTTCCTTAGGGGTGGGAATATTCTTTACGCTAATTACCATCTTACAACTCCAGGAACGAAGAGTCGCGGACCGGATAAACGCGCGGGAACGGTTAGCGGGCGTTTGTCGAGTAGTAAACCCAATCTCCAGCAATTGCCTAAGGACGACGATATATACGGAGTGAAATCAATTTTCATTTCCAGGCCTGGATTTCGGTTCGTGGAATATGACTATTCGCAAGCTGAGTTGCGGTTAGGTGCATTCTATGGACGCGAAACTGGAATGCTTGAAATGTTTTTTGCGGGAGTAGACCTCCATAGCGGAGTTGCTTCCGATATGTCAGTTGACCGAGGCATTGCAAAGAACATTAACTTTTCCGCATTGTACAATATCGGAGCGGAAACTTTCGCGGAGAATTACTTGATGCCAGTCCGCGAAGCTGAGGGTTATCTTCGCACTTTTCATGCTAAGTTCCCTGGAATCAAGCGTTTACAGCGAATGTGTGAACGCATCGCGAAGGAAACCGGAATGATTCGATTGTATAGCGGGAAGGTTTGTCATTTCAATGATGAGCGCTTTTCTCCCACGTTTTTCGCGAATAATAGGTTGGTTCAGTCGACCGTTAGCGAAATGATTCGCATCGCGGCGTGCGAGATTGATACGAAGTTTCCGGATGCTCGTTTGGTCATGGTAACCCATGACTCGCTCACATTCGAGATTCCGGAGGAGTTAGTGGACGAATTGGATGCACCGATTCGTGAGGTTATGCAGTGCCAACCGTGGGCAAACGTTCCGATGATTGTCGATGGTAAATCAGGTCGTTCATTGGGAGATCTCTCGAAAATGCCTAGAGTTCGCGCAGGGATTCCTGCGGAAGTTTTGCAAAAGTGTTCGGATGAATGTTTCGCGTGAGAGGGTAAGGAAATGATTATTGCAGGATTCGATTTAGGGACGTCTATGGGTTTCGCGCGTTTGAAGGTTCCGGAACCGGGAATGCGTCTTCAAGCAAAACCCGAGGTTGTAGGTATTGAGACGTTGGATTTCAGGATGTACCTTAAACACTTCGAAGAAGCTGCAATGTATGCAGCGCTTCGGACGCAGCTAAACGAGCGGAGGCACCTATTCCAGGTAATTGGCTACGAGTTGGTACAGTTCGGTCAAGGTGACCAAATCAGACGAATCAACGGATTGACTGTTACACTGATTACGTGGGCCTACGAAAACAGAATCCCCGTGTATTGCGGCACTCCTAAGCAATTGAAAAAGGGTGTTACCGGAAATGGAAACGCCACGAAAGAGGAAGTGTGCGCAATTCTTAATGACAGATACTCACTGTCGATTCCACACAACCGATTGGATGAATCGGACGCGGTATCAGCTGCCGAATACGCGTGGAAGGTAATGCGCGGAGAGATCGTTCCGAAGACGAAATCCCCCGCAAAGAAGCGGAAAAGGGCAAAAGTTGTTTCTCGGAATGGTGTGGAATGACATTCTGGCAATTGGTAGGAGCAATCATCGTGGCAGATTTGACGGGATGGGGCATAAAGCACGTTTTCGTCATTCTGTCCAGAATAGGGAAATACAATGACTAGAGACGATGCGAAACAGTTGATAGAACAATACGCGGAAGTGTGCCGCGAGCACCTGCAATCCTCCAACGGGTTCAACGGCTCCTATTCGGATGACCCAATAGTTCAGTCTGCGCTAATGAATGATCTTAACCATATAATTTCGATGCCTTCACGGATTTCGGACGATTTTAGCGAAAATAAAATGATGCGCTGGTTGGGATGGATTCAGGGTGTTTTGTGCGCGCATCGTATCTTCACACTTGAAGACGTAAAGAGTCATAGCATGCATCGTTGCGTTATTGGCGGGAGGGGTTTGTAATGGCACGCGCGAAAAAAGACGAAACATTGATGGATGCGGACGGGAATCCGTGCGCAACTTTGGAGGAGTATTGGCAAACTCTAAAGGTTCCTCCGGTTACCATTTTGGATAAGGACGCGGTATTGCGTATTTTGTCCGCGGTGGCATTGGACCCGGTTAGTCCCCCACCATCGAGAGTTCGGGCGGCTGAGATTTGCGCAAAAATGCAGGGGTTTGCGACACCTGCAAAGGAGACGGAAAAGAAGCGCAAAGGATTAGGAGACCCAAGCGTTCAGCGATTGCGCGAAGTAATTCTCGGCATGGAATCCCTAGACGATGCGGACGAAGACGATGATGGCGAGGATTCCGACGATGACTAGCACGCATTCCGCGAAAGTAATTTGTGATTCTATCTCACCGAAGGGGTCCCGACTTACTACGATGATCGTCACGATGCCGCGCATCGTTCTCGCGGAGTTCAACACGCATCGTGCAATCAGCAAACCTCACGAGCCGGACACTGAGGCAGCCGAATGGTTCGAGTTCAGCCGCAACAGCGCAAGCTCTCGAGCAATCCCCGTTGAGCGAATGATCGCTGCGGTTGAGAAGAATCCCTATGTACCAACGACGTGGGGACGCAATCAGGCAGGGATGCAGGAATCCGACGAGGAGATCGAGGACGCCGACGAAGCTCGGGCGGACTACCTGGACGGCCTACGAGACGCGCTCGCCCGTGCACGTCGGCAAGCTCGCCGCGGCTGTCACAAACAGCTAGTCAATCGAGGTCTAGAGGAATACGCGTGGCACACCGTGCTCGTCAGCTCGACCGAATGGTCGAACTTCTTCGCGCAGCGTTGCCACCCGGCGGCGCATCCGGACATCCGCATCGTTGCGGAGCGGATGCGCGACGCTTTGGCAGCGAGTGAGCCGGTCGAGCGGACGTATCACGTGCCGTTCGATCCTGGACAGTACGAGGAGGGAGTTCGTGTTCGCGGCACGAATCAAAAGATCCGCATCGCCATCGCCCGCTGCGCTCGCGTCTCGTATCTGACGCACGACGGCAAGCACGACGTCGACGCGGACCTTCGTCTCTACGATCGTCTGCGCAACGCGGACCCGCCTCACGCTTCGCCGTTTGAGCACGTCGCGTATGCGGGCGAAGGAAAGCGCAACTTTCGAGGATGGGTTCAGGAGCGGGAAAGGTTGGGAATTTGAATGCTGTTTCACGGAGATAACTTAGACATTTTGAAAAAGTTTCCGGATGAATCTATTGATTCTGTAGTCACTGATCCCCCCTACGGACTATCTCGCGAACCCGATATGCGGGAAGTTTTAGAGCATTGGATTGCAGGCGATGACTACACGCATCGCGGTCGCGGGTTCATGGGAAAGGCGTGGGATAGCTTCGTCCCCGGGCCGGCGCTTTGGCGCGAGGTATATCGCGTTCTAAAGCCGGGGGCGCACGTGCTATCGTTCTTCGGAACTCGAACGTACGATATGGGTGTGCTCGCGATGCGTATCGCTGGGTTCGAGATCCGCGATCAGATCGATTGGATATACGGCTCGGGTTTTCCTAAGTCGCTAGATTTCGCGGCTGATACAGTTGAGACGCTGAAACAAGGGCGCCGCGTCATCAAAGCGGAGTTCGAGAATCACCCGCAAGCGGAGGGGTACGGCACCGCGCTTAAACCAGCGCATGAACCCATCGTGCTCGCACGCAAGCCGCTCGCGGGCACCGTCTCCGCGAACGTGCTCGAGCACGGCACAGGGGGATTGGCGATCGACGCGTGTAGGATTGGCGACAAGGGAGGTACCAGGGCGGTAGGTCCCGCGCCGAACAACAACAACGTGTTTGGCCAAAACATGGGCGGGCAGGCATACGAGCCTGCGGGCGGACGATGGCCCGCGAACGTACTTTTCAACGGGGAAGCCGCTGCGCTGCTCGACGTCCAGAGCGGGAATCTCAAAGGCGGCACAGCGGTGCGCAGGAACAATACGCGGGGAGGTGTCGCCAACATCGTCAAAGCGCATGCACCGGGAACACCGGACCTCGGATATGGAGACTCGGGTGGGGCGTCTCGGTTTTTCTACGTCGCCAAGCCAAGCACGCGCGAGAGGGAGGCGGGTTGCGAGCACCTGCGCAAGGCATCCGCGGGAGAGATGACGGGCGGACGCGAGGAAGGTTCCGCTGGTCTAGACAATCCGCGTGCGGGCGCAGGACGAAAGTCCGAAGGACGCGCAAACGTCCACCCTACAGTCAAGCCGATCGAGCTAATGCGATACCTCGTTCGTTTGGTAACGCCGCCCGGTGGGCTCGTACTCGATCCATTCGCGGGATCGGGAACGACATTGTGTGCGGCTGCGCTGGAAAGGCGGAAGTTTATCGGGTGCGAGATAAACTCTGAATATTGCGAGATTGCTAAAGCTAGAATCGCGTATTGGACACCGAAAGGATGAGGGAATGTCACGAGTAGATATTGATTCGTATCATCAAATGTTGGCAGAGGCCGGTTTCCCTTATTTCGTGCCCGACGAAATTTGTCCCCGAAATGCGACGGGCGAACGTCGGAGGAGACGCGACATTCCTTATTTGGGGGATGAGGAAAATATTCTCCCAACGTTGCGCCTAGCTGTCGAACTTCGATCGCGCGTTGGTCTGCCGATGAATGTCATTGCCGCGTGCCGTAAAACCGGCGGCGCGCCGGGGTCAAAACATATTACCAATTGCGCATTGGATTTGGATTTGATCAGTTCGGTTCGGACTAGAGAAAACTATGCAATGTTTTGGGACGAATGCGCCAGGCTGTTCAAGCTGTATGGGGATTCGTACAAAATGGGTATGGGGCACTATCAAAACAGTCCTTACAGGGTGCACATTGATACGTTCAGCCGTGCGCGCCGCGTTAGTTGGTACCATGGCCCGGGCGGCGTGAAACATAAGCGGACCATTGCAGTATATGGAGCGTCGGCGGCTGTATGATGGAATATACAGTTCATTTGTTCATGGATGAGGACGGAGATTTCACATTTGAAATTCAGGACTTATCCGGTGACGTATTGTGTCGGAGTGCTCGTGAATATGCAGACGAGCGCGGAGTGTTAGAAAAGATCCGAAAACTCGGCATGACGCCGAAAAATTGCGTTGTCAAAGTTCAGGATTGGGATCCGTGGACTCAGTGTGAAATCTGGAATCTTTACTCGGGAGCATGGTAATGCGTGAAACATACTTAGGCGATATCCGCGTCCCTGACGAATTATGGAAGCATGTCGAAGAGGATGACGGTCACTGGATTTGGAAAGGGCCGAAAGCTGAGCTCCGAAGTGTTCCGATGTTTCACTGGCACGGGTTCAGCATATCTGTGCGCGTGTTTCTGTATTGCCGATTAGTGACAGCAGTTAAGGATGTCGGCAAAATGTGCAATCGCCAGGGTTGCGTTCGTCCGGAATGCATGAAACCGCGAGTCTACGGAACGCCTATTGTGTATTCCAAGATGCGTGAATATTTGATCGTTAGCGATTTGCGGGCCCGCAAACCTGAACGCAGCATGGATTATGTGGATTTGATGCTCGCTAAAGCGCGAGAGGATGCGGGAAATCGATGCGATTCGACGTAGTGTTTAAAAAACTTTGTCCGGAGGCGTACACCCCAAAGCGCGGTTCAGAATTAGCGGTCGGTTGGGATTTGCGGGTCCCGAAAGAGACTATAATCTTTGAGGGGGCCAATCGAATTCGGACAGGAATCGCTCTTGAACTTCCCCCGAATATTGAAGCGCAAATCCGGCCCCGCTCGTCTAGCTTAGGGCGGTTCAGACTTCATATCGAAATCGGAACTATAGATCCGGACTATACGGGTGAACTGTATATTCAGGCGTATTCCGTATGTGAGACTAAGTTAGGCCGGGGATCGAAAATCGCTCAAATCGTATTCCTTCCCCGATTGGACGTATGTCTAACCGAAGTTACTCGAGAGTTGAAACAAACTTCACGCGGTGATCGCGGGTTTGGGAGCACGGGCGATGGCCTATGATCCTAAGTCGGTATTCTTAGACTACCAACAAAAATGGATTCGCGATAGGTCCCCGGTCAAAGTATGCATTAAATCTCGGCAGATTGGGATTACATGGTCCACGGCCTACGAATTCACGGAAGTTTCGTCAACATCGAAAGCTGAGGGCGGGCGCAATACTTGGTACCAGTGCAACTCTGGCGAAGATGCGCAAGAATTCATTGACGACGTATGTACATTCGCGCGAGTTTTGGATCGTGCGGTCGAATTAGAGGATTCCGACGAATCAGTGTTTTCGGCGGATAAGGACAAATCAATCCTCCGCAAATCTGTTCGATTCGGTTCAGGACTGAAAACTACTACCTTGCCGGGGAATCCGCGTAAGTGGCGAGGTAAACGCGGGATCGGGTGCGTTGACGAAGCAAACTACAATGAAGATTTAGAAGGTTCAGTAAAGGCCCTATCGGCTTTCCGCGTTTGGGGTGGTCGATTTATGCTGATTTCGACCGTGGGAGATGAGGGCGAATATTTCGATACGATCGTCCGCGACATCGAAGACGGCAGGCCTGAAAAGCGCGAATGGTCATTGCACCGAATTACCTTATTGGACGCCGTAAAGGACGGACTATTCAAGCGAATTTGCCAGAAAGCAAAGCGCGAATGGTCCTCAAAATTAGAGGACGATTGGGTTAATGAGCTGCTATTGACTCCGGGCGCGGAACAGGAATTCCTGTGTATCCCGCGCAAACGCGGTTCACAGTACATATCGGATAGCCTAATCGAATCGGCGCAACGTGAGGATTATCGAGTAATCCGGTTCGAAAAGACTAAAGAGTGGGGGAATCTTCATCCGTCCGTTCGCGCTATTGAGTTTGATTCGGAGTTGCGTGAAGTCCGATTAGACGCGCTGAGCCGTGGATGCATTCAATATGTAGGATATGACTTCGCACGAAATATGCACTTATCCTACATCACTATCGGTGATTACGATGCGCGTACTGATTCGATTGCGGTAAAGCTCGCAATCGAAATCGAGAATATGCCCAATGACCAACAGCAACAATTAGTGCTGTGGCTCGCTGAAAAATTGCCGCGATTTGGGGGTATTGCTCTCGACTCTCTAGGGAATGGCCAAGCGTTGGCGGAATTTGCAGTTGGACGGTTGGGTGAGGAAAAAGCCGCTGCGGTCAATATGAATGATGAGTTTTACGGATATTCCGGTCCAAAACTTAAACTCCGCTTTGAACAGCGGAAACTCACCATCCCCTGGAATGACGAGTTGAAATCCGACATTGGCAAGATTGTGTACATCAATGGAATTCCGAAGATTCCAAAGCAGACCGAGCAAGCGGGAAGACATGCGGACGGCGCAGCGTCATTACTGCTACTCGAAAAAGCTGTCAGCACATTCGTGCCTCTGGCCCACTCGGGATACGAAAGCATTGATCGCAAGGTTAAAGTTGCGAATACTCTTTGGAAAAGCGACGGATTGAAGGTTTGGAAATAACCTAACACCGTGATATAATGAGTCAATTTTCGAGCGGCTGCGGGTTCGCCCCTAAGCCGCTTTCTTTTGTTTCGACTACGCGCATTAAGGAAACGAGGATTCCATGGGACTAGGTAAACGGTTCGCATCTTGGGTGCGGGGATTGGTATCGCCGGACGGTCGACCGATTCAGCCTCAAAAAATGCTTACCGAACAGGCGACCGGGTCAACTGCACACATTCGCAATCCGTACGATGACATATCGTTGGACGATCTGAATCCACTGACGCTGCGCGCTGCTTTGATTGACGCTAGGGCAGGAAATCAACAGGCGTACATTCAAATTGCGGACAATATGGAACGCGGCGACACAAATTATTTCGCTGCATTGCAGGTTCGCAAGCTCGCTGTTAGTCATTTGGACTATGCAATTCAGCCTGTCGATGAGTCGCCGGAGGAGTTGCGAATTGCAGACGATGTCCGTGCTGCGGTGTTTACTCCGGAGTTCGGGCAAGTGTTCTTTGACGCAATGGATGCACTATCAAAGAATTTCAGCGTCTGCGAGATTATGTGGGATACGTCCGAAAAGCAGTGGAGGCCGATCGGATACAAATATCGCAAACCGTCGTGGTTCTTTTGGGATCATGAAACATTGTCGGAGCTTAAACTTGACAATGGTACATACGACGGGGAACAACTCGTTCCATACAAATACTTGATCCACACTCCGAAGATTTTCAGCGGGCATCCGTTGGCGGGAGGATTGGCGCGAATCGCTGCAATCCACTACATGCTCAAAGGATTTGCAATCAAGAATTGGGTTGCGTTCATGGAAGTTTTCGGAATGCCTATTCGCGTGGGTAAGTACGATCGAAGCGCCGGGGAAAAGGACAAAAAGGACTTGCGCCGAGCCGTTATTGATATCGGTTCCGATGCCGCGGCAATCATTCCGAAGGAAATGGAGAGTGAATTTGTGCGGCCTACGGGAAGCGGGGTCGCGGGTTCGGACCAACTGTTTTTGGATTCTTGCGAATGGTCCGACCGCAAAGTTACGCAAGCCGTGCTCGGCCAGACATTGACCGCGGACCAGGGCGGCTCGTATGCGCAATCCGAAACTAAAAATCGCGTACGCGTGGATCTGCTAGAAGCGGACGGGCGCAGCTTATCCTATTCGATCTGGAATCAGATTATCCGAGCGTATGTCGACTTAAATTACGGAAGACGTCGAAGGTATCCGACGTTTTTCTTGAACACCGAAACACCGGAGGACCTCCGAACGCTAGCAACAATCCTTCCAGTAGTCGTGGATCGTGGTCTTCCCGTTGCGTATGACACGATATACGATCGACTGGGCATTGACCCCCCAAAGGAAGGTCAAAAGGTGCTGACTAGCGTCGAGATTATCCGCGCGAAAGGTCGACAGCAGCGCGGGGATGACGGGACGATTGATGATGAGTCCGGAGCGGGTTCGGATAAAGAATCGACAGGGGATGGTGAGTAATGAAGGTTTACGTATTGGATGTAATTAGTCGTTGGACAGACGCCAGCATTGAAGGCATTCGAAACAGTCTTGATAGTTGGGACGGGTCGGATGATACGTTAGAGATCGATATTAGTTCCCCCGGGGGCGCGGTATACGAAGCATTCGGGATGCGCGGCATGTTGGAGGATTGGGCGGAAAAACATCCGCACGTGGCCGTAAAAGTCAATTACTACGGATTGATTGCGTCGGCTGCGACGATTCTAGCTCCGGCGAACGCCGAAACGCGAATCCATGAATCCGCTACATTCATGATTCACAATCCGTGGTCTATCGATATCGGAGATTCGAAAGAACTCCGCAAATCGGCGGAACAACTGGACGCTATCAAAGAACAGATGCTAGACATTTATTCGAAAACGTCCACGCTCACGCGAAATGAACTTTCGGAAGCAATGGACGACGAAACTTGGTATAGCGCGAAGTTTGCGGTAAAATACGGTTTCGCAGGGTCGAAGTTCGGGGGCAAAGATTCGTCGAAAGACGCATCCGCGGACGCCCGAAAAAGAATGTTTGCAGTTGCGGCGCAGTTCAATCGCGTATCCGCAATGCTTCCAATTATCGAATCGGGGAAAATTGAGAAAATCGAAACAACTCCGGTTCGTTCACAGTTGTTGATTGAGGGCAGTATGGCAGATAAGAGTAAGGAAACCGGAACGATTGTTCCGGACGTAAATCAATTTGTCCCGCGCGCTGAGTATGACGCGCTTGTTGCTCAATTGAAAGAGCGCGAAGAGTCCGAAAGCCGGCGACGCGAAGAAGAGTTCAAATCCCGCGTGAACGCCACGTTGGATACTGCTATTTCGGGCGGTCTCATCGCTCCGGCCGATCGCGAGTATTACTATTCGTCGGCGGTTCGCGGAGAGGATGCGCTTCGCGATTTGCAGGCGTTTCTGGAACGAAAGACTCCGGTGCTAGCAAAGCAGCCTACGGAGATCGATGGCGAGCCCGCGGATAGCGGAGTTCGTGCATTGACTCCGGAGCAAGCAAAGATGGCAAAGCAAATGGGAGTTTCTCCGGAGGACTTCCTTGCAACTTTGAAGGAAATTCGGCGAGCCGAGCAAGAGGCCCGCGGCGAGGTGACCAATGGCTGAGAACGCAACCCCCGAACGTAAGTATCATCGATTCCCCTATCCGGTCGCCGCGTCGACGTTGATTGAGCAGGGAACGATGGTCGGAGTGAATGCGTCCGGATACGCCGTTCCCATGAACGGGCCCGAATTGGCGTTCGCTGGGATGGCTCTTTCTACTGTCAACAATACCGGATCCGCAGGATCTATGTTGGTAGAATGTGAGCGTTCTATCTACCGCTGGGCGAACAGTGAAGAGGGAGACGAAATCAGTCTTTCGGACGTGGGCAAGCGGGCCTACGCGCACACTGCTACGCAAGTTGGACTGACCCCTGGAGATAATGACTATTCGGACTGTGGCGTGATTGCCCACGTCGATGCGCTGGGTGTGTGGGTTGACGGGACGAATCTCAGCTATTATGTGGAACCCGAAGACAACGGCGGGGGCGGCGGGGGCGGCGACTGATATTCGGCGCACCCTGTAATCAATAGAGAATACCGAAAGATCAATAGGAAAGATCAATGATTGTTAATCACGCGAACCTCGCAAATTTTTTCACGGGTCTCAGCACCCAATTTCGTTTGGGGTATAGCGAAGCCCCCACGCAGTGGCAGGAACTGGCGACTACGCTTCCGTCCAATACCGAATCGCTGCAAATGGCGTGGCTCGGATTGTCGCCGCAAGTTCGGCGGTGGTTGGGTGACCGCGTTATTCAGTCGATCGGTTCCCACAAATATTCAATCGAAAATCTATCGTGGGAATTGACGCTCGCGGCTGAGCGCGACAAATTGGAAGACGATTTGCACGGGATTTATTCCCCGATCGCCCAGCGAATGGGTGAGGTTGCAAAACAGCATATGGATCGGCTGGTGTTTACTCTCATCAATGAGGGAGACTCCGCAACCTACACTGATGACGAGACTGGCGAAGTTTATGACATTCGAGGATACGATGGACAGCCGATGTTCTCTGCCTCGCATCCTGGCCCGGATGGCGTACAGTCGAATATGTCGCCGAGCGGCAGCAGCACTCCCTGGTACCTTGCGAGTATTACCAGTCGCGTGTTTCGTCCGGTGTTTGTGTCGGACCGCGAAGCGGGCAAATTCGTCAGCAAGCAATCGTTGACGGATGACGAAGTGTTCCACCGCAAGCGCTTCCTTTTCGGATGGGATGCCCGATACAACGCCAAGTTCGGCGCGTGGCAGCAAATGTATCGTTCCACGGAAGAACTGGACGCGGAACACTTGGAAGAGGCTATTACCGCAATGCGTGGCATTCGAAATGAGAACGGAACTCCGTCGAATTGGAAGGCAACGCATATCATCGTCCCACCGTCGATGGAATTTACGGCAGAACGTTTGTTCTCGCAAGCCGTCCTCACGGGAGGCGAAAGCAATATCCACGTTGGTCGATTGAAGGTAATTGTTTCACCCTGGTTGGATGACGCGTAATATGAAATTCGCAATTGTAGCGAGCACGTTTGTTATCTCGCTGGTGAGTGCGTTGCTGTTCTTTGCGCGTCCGGAGCTCGCAACGGCTGCGGACGCACCTACGCGCAAACCCAAGGTTACTATTGCCTATTACGGCTCATCGTGCACGCTTGATTCCGACGGGGGTGCATTCGATAATTACTGGAAAAACCTTAAAGGTACCTTGGGATATGAACCTTTCCACTGGTACCAGATTTTCCGAATCAAAGATGGCCCGCGGAATAAGTCAGTAACGCGAACCGGCGAGATTCCGTCGCCGCTCGCGAAATGGCATATGGTCCATTTGTGCAACTACAACCATGTTCGTAATGTGAAGTTGCGCGTCGAAGGTAAAGGTTGGGAAGCGGAATCCCGCAACCTGAGAATCGGGGAACGCGTAGTAATCACGGTTGATTCGCCATACCGTGAATATGCGCCCGCAACATGGATTGCAAAATCCGACGGGAATTACGACTACGAAGTTAAAGGCGGACGCATCGCGTATTGATGCGTTCGCGTTGACTGTTGATTGGAGCTGCCATGCCATTGTACACTTCGCCGGTAGACATTGTTAACACCTACGGACGCCCGTATCTTCTGTATTCGGCGGATCGTGATAACAATGGAGACATCGATATGGTCGCGGCATTGGTAGCTATCCGCGACGGTGAAGAAGAGTGCAATTCGTACCTGGGTACAGTGTACGAATTGCCGCTCCCTGGAATCACGGAACGGGACGACCCGGAAAATAATCCCAACGTACCGCACGAGTTGCGTAGGGTTGCTCGCGATATTTCGATCTACCGACTATCTCCTACGTATGACGTGCTAACCGAGGAAAAGCGAGTCCGCTACGAAGATGCCGTAAAATGGTTGAAAGCCGTTGCGTCAGGATTGGTAAAGCTTCCGACGATCGTTCCCGGAACCCCGCTGCCAACGAGCGGGGGAGGGATTCAAGTTTGTAGCAACCCCCGCGTGATGACATTGCGAAAGTTGCGGGGTTTGCTGTGAGATTGATTCAAGTC